TGGTGTACCACATCCACCAAACCCGAACCAGAAATCTCCTCCCCACGGCCCGCCAGATTGTAGGCCACGAGGACAGAGACCTTCTGGTTCGGGCTTTGTTGTACCACGATCTTATTCACCAGCATATCGATCACATTTCGCATATAATCCTCATCCTCCAGACATCCATCCGCAAAACAGGATAGCCACCGCAGGATATCCACCTCTGTCAGCTCGGGCGCGCCGCGCTGCTCATCGGCCAGCTCGGCGGCGATGCTGGCTTTGCGCCCCTCCAGCTCGTTGATGCGACCCACCAGCGTGGCGGAGGTCGCGCCCTGCTCCACCATGCGCAGTAGGTTGTCCAGCGACCGCGTCACCTCGTCCAGCTGGCGGCGGAGGGACACGGCGGCGCTGTCGTCCTCGGCCTGACGCTGATATTCAGCTGCGGCGGCGTGGGCCAGTGCCTTGATGTTGTCCGGGCTGAGGAGCGTCCGGGCGTGCTCCACCACCAGCCGCTCCAAGTCGTCCTTGCGGAGGGTGGGCATCTTGCACCCGAGGCGGCGCTTGCGCCCGCTGCACGCGTAGTAGTAGTACCGCGTCCCGGAGTGATTGTGGCCGCTCTCCCCCGCCATGGGCTTGCCGCACGCGCCACAGTAGAGCTTCGTGCTCAGGAGGTAGTTGATCGTGGCCTTGGTGCGCCCGGGGGCCGTCGTGTTTTTTCGGAGCCGCTCCTGTACCCGCCGGAAGGTGCCGGGGTCGACGATGGGCGGGACTTGCCCCACCAGCTCCACCTCGCCATTATAATGATAGGTGCCGATGTACTTCCTGTTGGACAGCAACGCGTTAAAGGAGGAGCGGTTGAACGCCTTCCCGGCCCGGGTGCGGTAGCCCTGCGCGTTCAGCTCGTCCGCGATCCGGGCGAGGCTCATGCCCTCGGCGTAGCGCTCAAAGGCCAGCCGGACGGCGGGCGCGGTGGCCGGGTCGATCTGTAGCCGCTTATCCACGGACACATAGCCAAGCGGGATGGTGCCGCCGGTGGACAGGGCCTTGGTGGCGTTCTCGTGCATCCCGCGCGTCACGTCCTGCGCAAGCGATTTGCTATAGAACTCGTCCAAACTCTCAAAAATGCCCTCGATCAGCGCGCCCTCCGGGTTGGCGCTGATGGGCTCGCACGCGCTGACCACCTTCACGCCATTCTGCCGGAGCCGGGCCTTGTAGACGGCGCTGTCGTACCGATTCCGGGCGAAGCGGCTGAACTTGTAGACGATGACCACCTCAAAGCCCCGGCGGCTGCTGTCGCGGATCATCCGCTGGAAATCCTCCCGGCGCTCCACGTCCCGGCTGGCGGACAGGGCCCGGTCGGTGTACGTATCCACGACCTCGTAGCCCTCCCGGGCCGCGAATTCCTGACAGACCCGGAGCTGCCCCTCGATACTGATCTCCTGCTGCTTCTCGCTGGAGTAGCGGGCGTAGATAACAGCTTTCATACGCTCACCCTCTGACCGGCGAGCCGATCGCCGCGTGGCCGTAGCGGATCAATCCACGATCCCCGCCGGTCACGTCCCAAGCAAACCATAGACAGATGACGACCAAGATCACAAGCAAGGCCAGCGCCACCACGCGCCAGACGCGCATTTGCTTTACTTCGGCGCGGAGGTGCTGCTCCCGCGCCTCGATCTCCGCGGCGTGGGCCTCTTTCAGGGTTTCCAGCGTGACGGCGGCGTTCCGTTCCATTACTTCCATTTCACGCCGGTGGGCGGCCTTCATGTCGGGGACGTACTCGCTGCCATAGCTGGGCTCGGGCTGGGGATCCTCCACTTCCTCCGGCGGAGGATCCAGTGGAATGCCCAGCGCCGAACAGATCGAGAAGACCCGGTCAAAGGCGGGAACCGTCGAAGTATTCAGGAAGTTGTCGATGGTGCCTTTCGAGTTTATGGTCAGATCAGCCAGTTTTTGGGAGGATATGCCCTGCCGGGCCATTTCCGCCCTGACATGCTCCCGGAGCGCGTCCATATCATACGGCTGCATAGGATCCTGTTCGATTTTGTCCATGTTTCTGTCCTCTTTCCCCTAGAAAAATTTGTCGAACGCTGGCGACCGCCAGAAAGATGTGATTGCGTCCGGGCATAACGACGTGATACACCAGTATCAGCAACGGCCAGCGCTTGCACTGGCTCCATTATAGGACGGCTCGCCCGAAAAGACAAGAGGAAAGGACGGAGGAAACACATGACAAATTATCAGGAAGAGATCCTGCGGATGGTGAAGGAGATCCGCACGCCGGAGATCCTGCGGAAGATCTACCGCGTCGTGCGGATGATGTACCGGGCGGAGGTGGGCCGATGAGCGCCGACGACCGCGCCCGCGTGCTGGCGCTGCTGGAAAGTTTGTGCCAATTAGACCTGTACAAGGTGGGAATTTATGCCGAGACCCTGCTGGAACTGCGCGGGGGGATTGAAAAAGCCACAGAGCCGCGTTAAAATGAGAAAAAGAACCATAGGGAGGACGCGTCTATGCCACTGATCGGGTACAGGGACAACTGTCTTTACTGCGAAATGCACGTTGCGGGAGTGACGCACAAAAATGGCCGTCGGTCACGTCAAACCATCCTGCGGAGGATCTACTGGGAGGACGAGCCATACGACAGCTTTAGCGCCGAGCGGGACGTGGGCCCGAAACTGACGGAGTTTGAGGGTCAACCGGCGGTCGAGATCTGGGTGCGCGGCGGCGAGGAGCCGGAAATGGTCGGCTATGTGCCGAAAACGGAGCTGCCCTTTGTCCTGTCCCACTGGGACAGATACGCCGGGGTCAGCTGCTTTGAGGTATCCGGCGGAGGGACGGACGCGGACGGCGAAAGGCTAAACTTCGGCGCGCGCCTCGTGATGCGCTTCATGGCGACCGACGAGGAGAAAAAGAAATACGACGAGAAACACAAAGAGGATCTGGAAAAAGTCAAAAGACAAGAGTTCGTCGACCGGGAAAGAGAGGCCAGAGCCGCGCGCGCCCGCGCCGCGATCCAAGACCGGGCGGAAGCCGAAAAACGCGCCGAAGCGGCGCGAAAACAGGCGGAAGCCGAGAAAAAAGAAAAACAGAAAAAGGATAAGATCATCGCGGCTGGAATCATCGTGGCGCTCATGATCCTGCTGAAACTGCTGTTAAAGTAACCACCAAACAGGGAAGACCCCCGGACACTACGTCCGGGGGTCTTCTTTTTGCATTTGGCTGTCCAAGTATGCCAGGAATGCTTCCGCCAAGTCCGGCGGCATGTTGACCACGAACCTGACCAGCCGCTTCTTGGCCTCGCTCTGGCCCTCCATGGTGCGGGTGATGGACTGGATGTCGCTGCTCACCTGCGGGTCGATCATCTCCCCCTCGCCGGTCTCCAGCCACCGGCGGGAGATACCGAACTCGGAACAGATGAGTTTCTTTGTCGCTTCGGTCGGTTCCCGCTTTCCGCTCAGCCACATACTGACGGCGGATTGTTGGATTCCGACGCGGTCTGCGAGCGCCGCCTGTGTGATTCCGGCCATCTGGATAATCGCTTTGATCCGATCTTTCAAAGGCTTCCCCTCCTTTCAGATAATATTATATCACAAAATTATATTTTTGTGAAGTTTTCTCTTGACAAATATATTTATGTGAACTATAATTATCACAGTAAGATAAAAGGAGGCGGACAGAATGAGTAAAGACAGTATCGCCAGCGTCATCATGGCCAAGGCGGCGGAGATGACCGACCGGGAAGCGGAGCTGGCCATGGCGGTAGCCGCCGCCATGCAGAGCGGCTACGAGCTGGGCCGACTGAGCGCCCAGAAGGACGATAACAAGGCCAGCGCGTGACGCTGGCGGAGAGAGGGAATAGGACATGGGAAAAACACGCTATGAGTCCGTAGCCCGGAAGATCGTGGATCTGGTGGAAGGAATGACCACCGAGGAATGGCTGAAAATCGCAGCCCTCATCGACGGCTGTATCAAAACACAGATCGCAGAAATGACCATCCAGAAGCCGGAAAATCTGGAATACCTGCTGGAACAGGCCATGATATCGGACGATTGACCGACGAAAGGAAACCAAAATGCCAAACAAAATCCCGGTGGAAATCCAAACCGAAGAACTGGAAGAAACCATCCGAAAGGCCGAAAAACTGGTATCGACGCTGAAAGAGGCCGCCGATCTGGCGCGGGAGATCACGTCCCTCGGCGAGGCTTTCCGGGTTTACGTCAAAGTGCCGGAAAAAAGCTGAAAACCACCAAGGAGGAAATAGGACATGTTCAACCAAGCCCGATTCGATCTCATCCTCGCACTGACGGGGGAGAAGATGGTCGACGCGGCGGAGGCGATGGGGATATCCATGGCCTCCCTGTACAACAAGCGCCATGGGAAAAACGATTTCACCAGCCGGGAGATCGAGGCGTTCTGCCGCCACTATATGGTCAGCCCCATGGACGTGTTTTTCGATGGGCTGGAGTACGACCTGCGGAGGGCGCGGGGCGGCTCGAAGGGGGAGAAAGCATGACGGAGCTGCGTATGCGGGCCTACCGCCAGAAAGCCGCGCTGAGAGCGTGGACAGGCCCGGCCATCTATCACGGCATCGAGATCATCCCCCGGACGGGCCTCAACCTGCTGCGCTACAAGCGCCGTCTGCGGCGGATGGCCGCGCCGGTGTGCCCGCCGGATAAGACATGGGAGGTCGTGCTGCTGTTCATGGCGGCGGTGGGGATGTTTCTCTACGCCTTCCTGCGGTGGTGGTTCCTATGCTAAAGAGCCATGACTTTCTCCATGCCGTGCCGGGCCAGATGGCGACCCGCTTTGACCTCGGGACTCACCTCTTTGCTTCGGAGGGGTCGATCAACGCGCACAACACCTACTGCGACCCCCGAAAAATCCGAAGCGTCAAGACGCTGGAAAAGTCGCTCTGTTACAACGCACACTACCCGGTGGACATACGCGGGAGGAAGACGGCGGATAACGGGCGGACGAACCAACGCTGGACGCTGAACCTCGGAGCCTGTATCGAGTGCGAGAGCCCCTGCGAGTACGGGATGGAGCGGCTGCGGAGGCTCAAGATCCACGAGCTGTTGGAACTGGGCTGCGGGGCTGACTGCCTCACCTGCCCGGAGCCCTGCCGGGTGTACAAGCTGGCCGTGGGGAAAATCGCGGCGGAGGAGATCCAGAAGGCCGTGAAACGGAAACAGGCCGAGGCCTTCGCCCGGGCGGCGCTGGCTCAATATCTGCCGGAGGGCGCGAAGCACAAAGGCGAAGAACAGCCCCCCAAAGGGAGAGCCCACAGACGGAGACCCGCGACGGTCAGCGGTGCGGGCGTGGAGCGGGCCGAGAAAAAGGAGGAGACCCCATGAGCACGATGGCCTTGGACACACAGGCCCGGACGATCCTTGCACAGGACACCGCCAGAGCCGCCATGAGGGCGATCCAGTCCCCGGCCTATCTGGACGAGTGCGAAGCGTGGGCCCAGAAGTGGTGGGGCCTCCCCTACGCCGTCGTCCGCCGGAAGACCCCGGAGGAGCTGGAGCCCCAGCTGACGGCGTGGCTCGACACCCTGCGCCGCCCGGAGCCGGTGCTCTGCGGGAACGTGGAGGTCATCCCATTTGAGCGGGCGTGATGCCCGCGCGAGGGAAGGTGTTTAGCGTCCGCGGCGCTGAACGGTTCGCTGGGTCGTCCCCAGCCCTTCCCACCACGGCGCGTCTGGTCAACGTGCCGGTTGTCAGTCCCTCCTTGCGAGGGGGAAACTCTCCTTCCGTTGTGCGACAAAGCGGAAAGACGCTTGGCGGCCCGGACAGACGGGCACGTAATGAGGACGCGAAACACCAACATGGGGCTGGGAGTTCATCAGGAAAAGAACGTCGCCGAAATGCGCGCGGCTGTGCTAACGCGGCGAAGGTGCGGGTTCGACACCCGCCCGCCCCACCAACCCCGGGGACGGTTTATCCTTCCGGCCTCCGGGACGTGCCTTGGATCAGGCACTGCATCACCTCCTAGGGGCATGACCCCGACCCTACCCCTTCACCATCTTTTCGGGGCGGGCGGCCCTCTGGCGCACGGCGAACTGGTACGTCACCGGCGCTCTAAGAGGGCCTATTTTATGGGCAAAAAAAGGCCCCGGCGAAACCGCCGAGGCCCGAACCAAAGGAAATAGGACTCTTGTATTATACCACGAAAAAACCGAGAAATCAAATCAAGGGAGGAAGGACAAATGGGCATGAACAAAGGGATGTACACAAGTAACAGCTGCGAATGGGAAACGCCGCTTGATTTTTTTAAGGATCTGGATGCGGAGTTCCACTTTGACGTGGACGTATGCGCCACGCCGGAAAATGCCAAATGCACCGAATATTACACCAAAGCGGACGACGGACTGCAAAAAACGTGGAGGGGCTCCTGCTGGATGAACCCGCCATACGGACGCGGAATCGGAAAATGGATGAAAAAGGCATATGAATCCGCCCAAAGCGGTGCGACGGTGGTGTGCCTCGTACCTGCGCGGACAGATACCGGCTGGTGGCATGACTACGCTATGCGCGGGGAGGTGCGCTTTGTGCGGGGACGGCTTAGATTTAACGGGCTTAATTGCAATGCGCCGTTTCCCTCGGCGGTGGTGATATTTCGGGGGAGAGCGGATTGGAAAAAGGAGGAAGGACAATGGAACGAAGAAAATGCCGCCGCTGCGGCCATCCCATGACGCGGATCATCACCCAGACCATAGAGCCGGGCGGAAGCCGCTGGAAGGCCTGTTACACCTGTCTCAGCTGCGGCCACAAGATCGTGGCTGCGCCCGCTGGGAGCCGGGCGGAATACGGCAAAAGCTGGCGCTGCTGGCCCCGGAAGCCTACCCCGGAGCAGATGGCGGCAGCAGAATTGGAGGAATGAGCATGGAATGGATCAGTGTTAAGGACAGGATGCCGGAAGACGATGCAACGTATCTTGTATATGGGCGAAACGGGTACGGGATAGGGTTTGCCGTCTATTATGGCGACGGCGAATGGCTTACCTGTGATGATTTGACCAATATTACACGGTTCATCACTCACTGGATGCCCCTGCCGGAATCGCCAAAGGAGGATTGAACCATGAAAAAGAAACATGCCCTCATTGCCCTATGCGCCGCCATGCTCCTGCTGCTTTGCGGATGCTCGGAAGCCTCAAAAGCAAATTGGAATATCTCCAAGCAGGCGGATTATTTTGAGGCCGAGCGGAAAATCACGGTCTACAATGCCCGGACGGATAAAATCATACTGGAAGTTGAGGGCTACATGGCGATCAGCAATAACGATAATAACGAGCTGGTTGTTACGGTGAAAGTTGGCCCGGGAACCTATAAAAAGAACTATGTATACCTGAACGATTATACCATGTACGTCGTGGAGGACATCACCGGGACGCATACAGACCCGTATCATTATCGCCTGTATTTCCACGTCGAGCCGCCCCTGTACGTGGAAACCAAACCATAAGGAGACCCGCCCATGAACCCATACAGAATCACCTCTGCCGCCCTTGTGCTGGCGCTGGCCGCTATCGCCCTGACCGTGTGCGCGGGGCTGGCCGCCGGGCGGAACATGTGGCCGTGGATCGTCGGCTACTGGGCGGTGCTGACGGCAAAAAATGTTGTGGACTGGATAGGAGGAAAAAAGAATGACCATCAAAGGGCTGCAAAAGCTGATCGGCAAGGATGCCGACAACCTGACGCTCATCAACTGCTACGGAGCTGGGGGCATGATCGTCCGCCAGCACCTGAGCGTGTGGGGGCGGGCGATCTACCCCATGGACGGGCTGCCCGTCATGGACGAGGAGACGCTGCTGGCGGTGCTGGACGTGCCCCGGGAAAGGTGGAAAAACTGCCACGTGCTGACGGCGGACGCGGACAGCACCCTTCTGACGGCGATGATGGAGGACAATCTGGACAGCGACCGCCCGCTGGAGGAGATGGGTATTCAGCTCATCACCGGCGGCGGGGAGTACAAGTTCCTGCTCGACTCGCTGCGGGGGGAATGCGTTGCCATCCGCCCGGAGTACCTCAAGCCCATCGGCCTGACCAGCGAGCACACGTACTGGCTGCGGGAGACCGGCTGGGACGACAAGACCGGCGAGGCCAAGCACGTGATCGTTGTCAAGCTAGGGATGCAGAACGTGGCCGCCATCGCCCAGAGCATCGACTGGGGAAGCGACGAGAAGACCGTGGCCCAGCTGGGCCGGATCTGCGACAAGGCCCGCGCCATCCAGCGGGAGCGGGCGCTGTATGCCGGGGAGGAAAAAGAGGAATGACCATCACCGAGGCCACCCGCCGAGCCATGGCGGAGGGGAAGAATATCGCCCGGCGCTGGTACGACCGGCGGATCATCATCAAGCCGGAGACCTCGCCGGACTGCTGCCTGATCTGGGTGGAGGGAAGCAAGCGACCGCCAGCCGTGCGGTGGAACCCGGACGCGGACGACCTGATCTCCGACGCGTGGGAGGTCACGGGTGACTGGTATGAACCGTGACCCTCTATATATAGTAGAAACACCTGCGGAGCCTACAGATAGTGCCGAGCCAAGCGCCCCAGAAGGACGCGGGCCGACAAAACGAATCCCTCTCTGCTGCCAGCGTTGCGCCCACTACCGCCCGACCTTCTTTCTCAAAATCGGGCGGGAATGCGCGGCCTTCGGCACGGTGGCGGGGGTGCTGGACGATAAGTGCGGGTTTTACGCGCCGAAATGACGCGGGGCGGATAGCGCCCTATACGACCCTGTAACACAATTAACTATACGCACATATGCATGATTACTCATATGTGCGGGAACCGACAAAGGGGGAGGGGGTACGCCATAGGGCGACCGGGGGAAACGTCAGGTTTCCCCCACTCGCCCTTGGCCATCCCGATAAGAGCCAAGAAGGGAATAGGACAAGACCATGGGCTATTACGAGAAACGGATCCAGTCGGGGCCGTATCTGGAGGTGTACCGCTACCATGCCCTGCGGTCGCCGGGGAAACAGACCCCAAGGGGCCCGGTGGAGCGGGACACCACCGAGTATCAGGAGGAACTGAACTCAGTCGCCGCGTGGAAAAAGCTCTTTCGGCTGGAACTGTGTAATTTCAGCCGGGCGGCGGGAGACCTCTTTGTGACCGTCACCCACCGGGAGCGGATCACCGAGGCGGACGCGCTCCGGGAGGAGCGGAACCTGATCGCCCGGCTCAAGCGGCTCAGAAAGAAGCTGGGCCTGCCCGAACTGAAATACATTGCCGTGACGGAGGAACAGGGCCGCTGGCACACCCACCTCATCCTCAACGGCGGCCTGACGCTGAAACAGCTGGTCAAGGTCTGGGGCGACCGGGGCCGGGTGGCGGTCTCCACACTGGAAGACCAGAACAACTACCGGGAGCTGGCCCGTTACCTGACGACAGACCACAAGGAGTGCCGCCGGAAGACGGACGAGCACGGCGACCCGGCCATCAAGACCCCGCGGAGGAAATATCAGCGACGCTGGCATGCCAGCCGAAATCTGGCCCGGCCTGTGGAGAAGGTCAAGCCCGCGCCAAAGCCCCGTCTGGGCGAACCAAAACCGCCCAAGGGCTACCGGCTCCTGCCGGACTGGCGCTTCGGGGTGGACGTGCTGGGATATTACTACGTGGACTACGCCTGTATGGCGGAGAAATGGGAGCCGAAACCGCCGAAGGGAGGAAAACGGAATGCCAAAAAATCAAAGGGAAGCCATCCCCGAGCCGACAAAGAGGGTGAGCGAAGCGAACCGAGGCCGAGGACAGCCGGAACGGATCCCGCAGGCCGAAGCTCGCGACCTTCTGGGCCGCGAGCCGACAGAAAGCGTGGAACAACAGCGGCTCTTCCAGTGGGCGCGGATGGCGGCGGGAGCGCACCCGGAGCTGGGGCTGCTCTACCACATCCCCAACGAGGGGAAGCGGAGCGTCAAGACCGGGGCCAGAATGAAGGCCGAGGGCCTGAAAAAGGGCGTGCCTGACGTGTGTCTGCCGGTGGCCCGGGGCGGCTGCCACGGCCTGTACATCGAGCTAAAGCGGGAGCGGAGCGGACGGGCGACACCGGAACAGGTGGCGTGGATGGACGCGCTCATGGCGGAGGGGTACGCCGTCAGCCTGTGCCACGGCTGGGAGCGGGCGGCGGAAGCCATCGAGGCCTATCTGGAGGGAGGCGGGGAGAGTGGAAAATGAACATCCCTACAGACCTGAAACCCAAAAGCCGCCGAATCCTGCCAAGGAGGCCCTGCGGGGCTACCGCTCCCTGCTGCGCCAGCGGGAGGAGGTAGAGCGGGAGGTGGAGGAGCACTACGCCCGGGCCACGTCCTGCACGGTGCGCCTCAAGCCCTACAAGGCGGCGGGCGGCTCCGCCAGCTACGACCGCATGGCGGAGGACGCGATGAGCGCCGCGGATGCGCGTCAGGAGCTGGCCGCTCTGGACGAGGCGCTGGCTGCCGAGCTGCGCCGCCTCCGGGAGATGCTCACATGGCCGGAGACGGCCAACCAGCGGGAAGTCATCCTCCGGCGCTACCTGCGGGGCCAGCGCTGGGAGGCCATCGCCGCCGCCATGTGCTGCGACAAGGTCACCGCGTGGCGCTGGCACGGCGACGCGCTGGTCACGATTAACGCCAGACTGGCGGAGGAACGGAAGGAACCGTGAAGGAGAGAACATCATGGAGATCATCATCAAGGGGATCGAGGAGATCCGGCCCTATGAGAACAACCCGCGCTTAAACGACGGAGCCGTGGGCGCGGTGGCCGAAAGCATCCGGGAGTTTGGATTCCAGCAGCCCATCGTGGTAGACCGGGACGGAGTGATCATCGCCGGTCACACCCGCTACAAGGCCGCGAAAAAGCTGGGGCTGACCGAAGTGCCCGTCGTGGTGGCCGAGAACCTGACGGACGAACAGGTCAGGGCCTACCGGCTGGCCGACAACAAGACCGGCGAACTGGCCGAGTGGGATTTCTCCGCCTTGGAGGAAGAGCTGGCCGGGATCGGCGAGCTGGATATGAGCCTCTTCGGATTTGACAATTTCGAAGAGGTGCAAGACGTAGAACCGATCGATCAGGTCGGGAGCACAACGGCGGCAATGGAACACAAAATGATGATCGACAAGCAGACAATAGGCATGACGGAGGAAGAATACGCCGAAATAACAGAAAAACTGGAACGTTACGTAGACCTGAATGGCGTTAGTTTCGGTTTTGTGAGGAGTTTATTGCATGATTGATTTTATCGGCATAGACAAGATCAAACCAGCAGAGTACAACCCGCGTAAGATCAGCGAGAAGCAGAAAGAACAGCTCATGGAAAGCATCCAAGAATTGGGATTTGTTATGCCTGTGATCGTTAACAAGGCGAATAACGTAATTATTGCGGGCCACCAGCGGATAAACGCGGCCAGACAACTTGGACTTAACGCTGTACCGGTGCAATTCGTCGAAAATCTGGACATCGGCGACGAAATACGATTCAACCAGCTCCATAACGCCAACGCGACAAACCCCAGCAGCGCAAAATACACCGGTAAGCCTTTCGAGGGGTACGCCGAGAAACCAGCGGACGAGTTCAGGCCCATCACATCAAACGCGGAAAGCGTCAAACAATTATGCATCATGATGCTGAAATATGGGAATGTGTTCAGCTGCGTTGTCGAGGGTGAAAGCGTCATTTGCGGGGGGGATTACGTCAAAGCATGCTCGTTGCTGGGTAAGCCGGTGACCGCTTACGGATTGGAGAAAAAAGACGATCAAGGATACCTGAGCAAAGAATACGGCGTGTATTCCTATGACAGCCTGAAACGCAATACCTACGTGCAAGGCTTGGCCCAGCTGTACAGAGACCCGGAGAGGCAAAAGCAGGGCAAAAAACCGTACAGTAGTATGCTGTATGAAACCATGGTGCTCCCTTATTTGCAAGACAAGCCGCAACTGTCAGTGCTGGATTTCGGCTGCGGCAAGGGTGGTTACATCAGCCAGCTGGCAAAACACAGGCGAGCCGTCGGCATTGAATTTTTCAACAACAACGGTGCGGTCATCGACGTGGCGGCCGGAAATGCAATGATCGACAGGCTCTGCAGGGAGATCGAGACCAACGGGCCGTTTGACGTTGTTGTGTGCGACAGCGTCATGAACAGCGTTGACAGTCTGCAGGCCGAAAAAAGCGTGATGGGATGCCTTAACCTGTTCGGGACTGGCAAGTGCTTCATCAGCGGCAGGCCACGAGACAGGGCGGAGGATAAGCTGCGGTCAAAGCGATCCATAACGCTTAGCAAAAGATTCTCGGAGTTCATGGATGCCGACGGCTTCACGGCCACATACCGCAAAGGCAACTGGTATTATCAGCACTACCAGACAAAAGAGCAGGTTCAAGACCTTGCAAAGCAAAACGGTTTTGCGATCGACACCATGGCATGGGGCAAGCATGGGGACAGCTATCAAACGGCCATGCACAAAACAATGCAGCTGTCAGACGATGATCTGATAGCTGCATTGAGCTTTGAGTTTGACTTGCCGCTGCCCAGCGGCAGGAGTTATGGCAGACAGGCGGACATTATAGCGGCTTGCCGTCGCGCTGGCTTGCTGCATAGTGATGGGCAAACTGCCAATTACGGCACGTGCAGAACGCCTTGACGCTGCAATGCGGGTCATCTGCGTTGATATCTTCCGGCCCAAACGATACGCGTCTGGCATCCTCGATCACCACATGAACGCCGTTGTGGTCGTCAACTACGGTGGAACCGGCGCACGGCACTACGGCCAGATGGTAGTTCAGCTCATACTTGAAGCTGCTTGACACGCCGCAGAGGTAGTAAACACCATCGCCAAGCTCCAAATCATGCGCCTCGGTGACGCCGCCTTTGATATGACGATCATAGGGGCCGAGCAGACAGCGGGCGCAGTGCTGAGACAGGTCAACACCGTCGACCCTTTTAAGCCATAAATACCTAAATGGAGAGGTGACATTAAGCTGAGTTAGTTTCATACGATCGCTCCTTTCGTTTGGAACTTTACAGCTAAAATCGTTATGTGTCAACGGTTTGAAACAGAACAACGCGAAAAAATCCAGCGGGCAAGGGAGGCACTGCGCAAAACGACCAGCCCGTACCTGCGACGAGACCTGACGAAATACATTGCCAGAGCCGAGCGGAAGATGAAAGGTTGCAACGCCATGCAACTAAAATCCTGATATACTGATATCAGCGGGATCACACAAGGGAGCGGCCTCACGGCTGGCTCCCTGTTTTGTTGGAGGCGACTATGGATGGGAACCGTATGAAACACACTGAGAAGAATCCACACTACGACCGGGCGCGCCACAAGGAGTGGCGGGCCAAGGTGCTGCGTCGTGCTCATGGCCTGTGCGAGGAGTGCGCACGCTATGGCCGCGTCGGTAAGGATGGCCTGCCGATCCCGGCGACAGTCGCCCATCACATCCAGCACCTCGACGAGCACCCGGAGCTGGCCTACGTCGTCGCCAACGGCCGCGCCCTGTGCGCCGATTGCCACAACCGCGCTCACCCGGAAAAGGGCGGCCGGAGATACCCCCCCACCCCTAAAGCCAAATTTTGAGAGGGTGGCCGACCGGGGGAGTGCCTGTCTGTATATGCACGGGGAAATTTTGAGGAGAGGGGGTAAAGCCGAGGTGGAGCCAAAAACTTCCAATGACGCGCGCGCTCGCGCGCGCACGGATACTGAACCCGAAAAAGCCGGGGAAAAATCCGCGAGACGCACGCCGATGGAACGAAAAAAACGGACGATCATCGAGCGGATGCAAAAGCTGGGGACGTACAAGCCGCAATACATGGAGGCCATCAATCGGACGGCGAAATTGTACGTTCAGATGGACGAGATCGAAGCGGCGTTCGAAAAATCTGGCGGGAATGTGGTTGTCACGCACACCAACAAGGCCGGAGCAAAAAACTTCGTTAAGAACCCTTTCTTACAGGCGCGAGACGAGGTCTACACGCAGTTGCTTGCCCATGAGCGAGAGCTGGGGCTTACCCCTGCGGCGCTCAAGCGAATCAACGAGGCGGCTATGGCAAAAGAAAAGAAAAGCACACTAGGTGAGGCGTTGAAGGCGTTGAGCGGATGATGAGGGGCAAATATGCGGAAACAGTATGGAACTACGTGCAGAGCGTACTCAACGGGGAGCGGATAGCCTGCCGGGATCTGACGCTTGGGTGTAGGCGATTCGCGGAAATGGTGGAGAGCGGGAAGTACGACATCAAGACCAAGGACGCGGATTTCGTGATTGGGATCATCGAGGCGACGTTCAAACACAGGCAAGGGGAAAACCTAAAGGGCGAGCCAATGCGCGGCAAGCCCTTTTTACTTGAGCCTTGGCAAAAGTTTTGCTTGTACGCCATGCTGATCTTCTTCAAGCCGGGGACGGAGGAGCGGCTGGTAAAAGAGGCGTTTATCTTCATCCCGCGGAAAAACAGCAAAACGCTGTTCGCGGCGGCGATTGCCTACGGGCTGGCGATCCTCGAAAGGGCCAGTGGGGCGAAGGTGTACGTTGTAGGCGCGGCCCTTAAACAGGCCATGGAAAGCTTTGACAACTGGCGCTACAACATCGAAAACAGCCTGTACGGCAGCCGAAAAGAGGCGGAGGCGGACGGATGGAAGATCCTCAACAACAGTTTCGGGCACAGTATCAGCCATGAGAATCTGGCGGGAGGCTCCATCAGCCTGAACGCGCTGGCATCCAACCCGGACAAACAGGACTCCTTTAACTGTAATATCGTCATCGCCGATGAAATCCACGCCTACAAGACACCGAAGCAGTACAACATCCTCAAAGAGGCCACAAAGGCGTACACAAATAAGCTGGTGATCGGTATCACCACAGCGGGCGACGACGGGACGGGCTTCTGTGCACAGCGCTTGGAGTACTGCCGCAAGATCCTAAACGGGACAGTGGAGGACGATGCGTATTTTATCTTCGTGTGCTGCGCTGACGCGGACGAAGACGGAGAAGTAGATTTCACGTCGCCGATCCAGCACCAAAAAGCAAACCCAAACTACGGGATCACAATCCGACCCGCGGACATCATGAACGATGCGCTGCAAGCTCAAAACGACCCACAGCAGCGTAAGGATTTCTTTGCCAAGTCGCTAAACCGCTTCACGGCGGCGCTCAAGGCGTATTTTGATGTGGAGGAGTTCAGGCGTAGCAACAGGAAAGCGGAGGAGGCGCTGGGAATCAAGCCGGAGTGGCCGACGGAGAGAAAAATGCGGGCTCTTGCGGCGCTGCGCGCGGACTGGTATGGAGGCACAGACCTGTCCAAACTGCACGACCTGACGGCGGCGGCGCTGGTGGCACACTATAACGGGATCGATATCATCATCACACATGCATGGTTTCCAATCGTAGCGGCAGCCAAAAAGGCGGACGAGGACAATATTCCCCTGTTCGGCTGGCGTGATGACGGCTGGCTGGATATGTGCAATGCACCGACCAACGACGCGACGACCGTCGTCAACTGGTACAAGGCCCGGAAAAAGGATGGATTCAAGATCCGCCAAGTCGGGCACGATCGAAAGTTCTGCCGCGAATATTTCCTTGAGATGAAACGGGCGGGTTTCCGAATCGTCGATCAACCGCAGTATTTCTACAAGAAAAGCGAAGGCTTTAGGCACATCGAGAGTCAGGTGAAGAATAACCGCCTGTATTACCTCGGAAGCGAAGCCTACGAGTACTGTGTGCAAAACGTCCGAGCTATCGAAAAAACGGACGACATGATCCAATACGAGAAGATCCAGCCACAGCACAGGATCGACCTGTTTGACGCGTCGGTCTTTGCGGTGATACGGATGCTAGAAGACATGGAGAGGATAAGCGATGCAAAAAGCTGGATGGATGAGTAAATGGTTTCCCACCGGGCGAAGCAGAGACAAGCCCGGAAAAGTAAAAAGGTCTGGGGTGCTTTGCTCGCCGGACGTGTGGACGATCCTGTGCGGGGACGGCTACAAGCCGGTCACCTCCTGCCCGGAGGTGCAGATGTGCGCCGGGGTCTATGCTGACCTGATCTCCTGCATGACGATCCATCTAATGCAGAATACAGATCAGGGCGACGTGCGGATCAAAAACGAGCTTGCAAAGAAGCTCGACATATCGCCAAACAAGGACATGACGAGGAGCACGTTCATGTCCTTGCTGGTTTCTACGCTGATTCTGCACGGCAATCAGGTGACGATCCCACGCTACAACGGCGAGCTATTGGAGGAGCTACAGCCTGTCAAACCGTCCATGGTAAGCTTCCGACAGGACGGAGAGAGCTATCGAGTGTACGCGGGAGGCCGGGAATACAGCCCGGACGAAGTGCTGCACTTCCTGATCCGCCCAGACCCGGAACAACCGTGGCAGGGACAAGGGTTTCAGGTGGCTCTTGCGGACGTGGTGCGAAGTTTACGGCAGACCAACGCGACCAAAGAGGCAATTATGAAAAGCCCTGCGCCGTCCATCATCGTAAAAGTGGACGGACTGACGGAGGAGTTTGCCAGCAAAGAGGGACGAAGGAAACTCCGGGAGCAATATCTGGATGCCAGCGAGACAGGACAGCCGTGGATGATCCCGTCGGAGGCGTTCAGCGTGGAGCAGGTAAAGCCCCTGACGCTCAACGATCTGGCAATCGAAAAGAGCCTAGAACTCGACAAAAAGGCGGTAGCGGCCATGATGGGCGTTCCGTCTTTTTTGGTAGGCGTGGGAGAGTTCAAGCGGGAGGAATTTAACTGGTTCGTGTCCACCCGGGTCATGGCCGTAGCAAAGAGCATTGAACAGGAATTGACGAAAAAGCTCCTGTATTCGCCGGAACTGTACTGGCGGTTTAACCATCGAAGCCTGCTCAACTACGACATCGGAGAGTTGGTCAACGCGGGTAAAGAGATGGTCGACCGCATGGCGCTGCGGCGGAATGAGTGGCGCGACTGGCTGGGCTTTGCGCCGGATCCTGATATGGACGAGTTGCTGGCACTGGAAAACTACATCCCGGCGGATCGTCTGGGAGATCAAGGTAAACTCGTGAGAGGAGGTGAGAGCGATGAGGAGTGAACGACAGACCCGTGGCGGCGCGACTCGCTTTGAGACGCGGGAAGAAAACGGCAAAAAGAAAATCGAGGGTTACTTTGCCGTGTTCGACAGCAACTACGAGATCTTTGACGGGGCGACGGAAAGCATCGATCGTCACGCCTTCGATGGGGCGCTGGACGGTGACATCCGGGCACTGATCGACCACGAGACACGTCTGGTGCTGGGCCGCACGACGGCGGGCACCATGACGCTGCGAGTGGACGAGCATGGACTGTGGGGCAGCATCGAGATCAACGAGCAGGACAGCGACGCAATGAACCTGTATGCGCGGGTACAACGGGGCGACGTGAGCCAATGCTCCTTCGGCTTCGACATCCTCCAAGAGCGGACGGACGTGGATCCGGGGACTGGGGCCGTCCATTGGACGATCGAGCGCGTAAAGCTCTACGAGGTGTCCTGCGTGACGTTCCCGGCGTACAAGGAGACCGCCATTTCCGCCCGGGCGGCGGAATATCAGGAAATCCAAAAAAGGCAGATCGAGCTCTGGAAAGAGCGGATGAAAGCGAGGCTGAAAAAAGAATGGCATTGAGACAGGTCATCCTCGGCAAAAAGATCGGGGATCTGAACAAGGAACTGGCGGCGGAGGAAACCAAAGAGGCCGAACTGCGGGAGCGCAGGGCCGAAATGGAGCGCCGCGAGGCGGAACTGACGGAAGCGGTGGAGGAAGTCACCGAGGAAACCAGCCCGGAAGACAAGGAAGCGCTGGACGGCGAACTCGCCAAGTACGAGGAGGACGACAAGGCGCTGGCAGCGGAGGAAGAAGAACACGAGACCAAGCGACAGGCCATCAAGGCCCAGATCGCGGAGCTGGAAAAGGAGCTGGAAGAAATCAACGAGCGCAGCGCCTCCACCGGCAAAAAGGCGGAAGACCGCAAAGAAAGGAAGGCTGAAAGACCTATGGAGAATCGGAAATTCTTTGGCATGGACGTACAGGAGAGAGACGCATTTTTCGCGCGGGAGGATGTGAAGGGCTTCCTGCGGACGCTGCGCGAAATGGGCCGCGAAAAGCGGAGCATTACCGGCGGCGATCTGACCATCCCCGACGTGATGCTGGGCATTATCCGCCAGCAGACCGCCGAGAACAGCAAGCTGCTGAAACACGTGACTGTGCGTCAGGTTCCCGGCACTAGCCGGATGCTGGTGGCGGGCGCTATCCCGGAGGCCGTATGGACGGAGATGTGCGCCAAGCTCAACGAGCTTGCTCTGAGCTTTACCAATGTGGAGATGGACGGCTACAAGGTGGGCGGCTTCATCCCCGTATGCAACGCCCTGCTTGAGGACAGCGATATCGCGCTGGCGACCGAGGTACTGACCGCCATTGGCCGAGCTATCGGCCTTGCGCTGGATAAGGCTATCCTGTACGGCACGGGCACCAAGATGCCGCTTGGTATCGTGACCCGTCTGGCCCAGAGCAGCGAGCCGAGCGGCTACTCCACCAACGAGCGCGCTTGGGCCGATCTGCACACAAGCCACCTCAAGGCCATCACCAACAAGACCGGCGTGGAACTGTTCAAGGAGATCGCGACGATCAGCGGCGCGACCAGAAACGATTACGCCAGCGGCGCGAAGTTCTGGACCATGAACGAGGCGACCAAACTCAAGCTGACCGTGGAGGCCATGAGCCTCAACAGCGCCGGTGCGCTGGTAACGGGTATGCAGGACGTGATGCCGGTCATCGGCGGCACGATCGAGACCCTCAACTTCATCCCGGACAACCAGATCATCGGCGGCTACGGCGAACTGTACGTGCTGGCCGAGCGTGCGGGCGTAAAGCTGGCAACCAGTGAGCACTGCCTTTTCATTGAGGATCAGACCGTATTCAAGGGCACTGCCCGCTACGACGGCAAGCCCGTGATCGCGGAGGGCTTCGTCGGCATCGGCATTGCCGGTACTGCGCCGGACGCTGACGACGTGACCTTTGCCAGCGATACCGCAAACCCTTGAGTGCGGCCCTGCAAAAGCTGGAAGTAGGGTCGCTGAGCCTGTCTCCCAAATTTAGCCCGGAGACGCTGGAATACACCAGCACCACCACAGGAGCGTCCGCCAAAGTGACCGCCACGGCGGCCAAAGCTGGCGCGAAGATCGAGATCAAAAACGGCGCTACGGCGGTGACCAACGGAGGCTCTGCCACGTGGGCGACCGGCGCTAACGTGCTGACGATCAAGGTGACCTACGGTACGACCGTGCGAACCTACAAGGTGACGGTCACTAAGAGCTAAGAGACGGGAGCGGGCGTGATTCGCGCCCGCTCCCCTATTCCCAGAAAGGAGGGCGCACATGGACAAAACGACGGTGCTGTCGCTGGTCAAATCCCGTCTAAACCGCTTACAGAGCGATACCAGTATGGACGAATACCTGCTGGTGCTGATCGACGCGGCGGAGGAAGAACTCAAGCGGACGGGAATCACCATCCGGGAGGGAAGCGCCGACGACGCGTTCCTCCTGACGAATCTGGCCGTGTGGCGATACCAGAACAGGGACAGCGCGGGGGCCATGCCTCCGTGGCTGGCCCAATACCGGCGGGAGCGCTGGCTGGCGGAAAGGGCGGTGCATGAGGATGCTCCTTGATAGTGGTATCTGCACTGTGTTTCAGCGGGAGGACGTATCAGAGGGCGGCGGAATGCCGAAGTACGAATACACCGTACTGACTAAGAGCTGGTATGGCGAGCTGGACTTTGAGACCGTGCCCGTAAACCCCAACGGCAAACGAGAGGACACTGAGGCCAGCTCAAGGATCCGAATCTACCAAAACCGCCAGATCGACAACCACACGGTGGTAGTGCTGGCAGACGTGGGCGCACTGCCGAAAACCGGCGTGCGCTACGACGTGACGCGGGCCTATCACGGCCACGACGACGATAACGGCCAGCCCATTACCGACCTGACGTTAAAGGCGGTGGAAGCATGACACTGCCGGAGTTTGGGCGGCTGCTGGCGACGGTAGACCCGGACGTTAAGCACCACGTCAGCGCCAAGCGCGGGAACTATACCACGTGGGCCGAGTATGAGCGCATCGACGCTTCGGCGGATGGTATCAATCAAGGCGGATGGAAAGTACAGGTGGAGCGATACACGCGGGACGAGTACGACGAGATCGCGGCGGCGCTCTATGACCTGCTACAGCACCGGGACAACTTGGCCGTGGAGTACCTGATGGACAGTGAGGGCGACGGCGAGGATCTGGTCATCCGGCACCTGTTCGATTGTGAGGTGTGGTGAGATGGCTAATTTCCATGTGCAGGGGGTAGACGGCCTTGCCAAAGGTCTAAAGCTATTAGGCCAAGAGACAGGCCCAATGGCGGAAGATATGCTAAGAGCGGGAGCCGTAATCATGATCGGGACATGGAATCAGGTCATTATCGCCAGAGGCCATGTGGACACGGGAGCCATGCTTAAAGGCGTAAAAGCAACAAAAATCAAGAAAAACAAAGACGGGGATCTTGAAATCCAAGTTTACCCTCAAGGGAAGGACAAGGACGGAACGCGAAACGCGGAAAAAGCCTTTCTGCTGCATTACGGCTGGAAAAGCAATGCGGCTACAAAAGGGCCATGGGTCGGAGATCACTTTGTGAACGAGATCGAAGACCAAGGAACACCAAAGGCGATAGAAGCCATGGAATTTATCATGAACAAACAGATTGAAAGGAGTGGACTCTAAATGGCATTTGTGGGCATGAAGCACGTTGTAGCCGCCCCAATCAAAACGGAAGTAGCCGGTCAGGCTGTGACCTACGACACGGGCGTGGAGATCGGCGCGGCGATCAGTGCGACGGTGACCATCAACCGCAACACCGAGGGCCTGTATGCTAACGACGCGCTCAAGGAGAGCGACAACAGCATCACGGGCGGAACCATTGACCTCAACATTGACGATATCAGCGACGACGCGGCGGAAAAAATCCTAGGGGTCAAAAAGACGGCGGGAGAAAGCCAAAATCCGACGGTCTTCCACGAGACGGGCGAGGCTGCGCCCTATGTGGGCCTTGGATACTACCGGGTGCGGCGGCTCAACGGCGTTGAGAGCTATCGGGCGTACTGGTATCACAAGACCCAGCTTTCCATGGCCAACGAGACGGCCAACACCAAGGCGGGGAGCATCACGTGGCAGACTCCTACCCTCAATGGCAACATCATGGCCGTGGTCAACGATTCCAGCGGAAAAAGCAAATTCCGGGACTACGCAGACTTTACGGAGGAATCCAAGGCGATTGCGTGGCTGGACACCAAGGCCAACGTGGCGGGGGCTTAAAAATGGCCGAGCTGAGAATGAAAGTGGCGGGGCGCGAGCTGCGCTTCGCCTTTGATCTACAGGCGTGGTTCGACGTGGAGGCGGCCTTCGGAAGCCTAAGCGAAATGAACCGGCGGCTGGAAGAAAACGAGCGACCCATGGAGGTCAGTATGGAGCTGGCGGCCATCACGGCCACGGCGGGAGACCGGGGGAGCGAGCCTGTGACGGTGGAATGGCTGCGGGAGCACCTGACCCCAAAACAGGCCAGCAAGGCCGCCATGCTGGCGAAAACGGCCTTTGTGGAGGGTATGACCCGGGACGAAGACGAGCCGGAGGGAGCTACGGACGTGGTGCTGGAAGAGCTCGAAAAAAAAACGAACGCCGAAGCCTAAAAGCAATCCGATTCTTGGGCTACGGGCTGACGGCGGGGCTCAGTCGGGCGGAGGCGCTCACTACCCCGCCGTCAATAATCATGGAGCTATATTTGCAGCGGCGGGATTATGACGACCAGCTGCACGGGATCAAAAGAAAGCGCCTTGCGGATTGGAGTGACGAGTAATGGCGGTGCGGGAGATCAAGACAAGCATTGCACTGGACGGCGAACAAGCCTTTAAGCAGGCGCTGGCGGACGCGAGCCGGAATCTGCGCGTTATGGACGCAGACCTGAAAGCGGCTGCGACCGAATTTAAGGTAACCGGCGACGCACAGCAATACTACACGGAGAAAAGCCGAAGCCTGAAAGAACAGATCGCCCAGCAGGAGCAGGTCGTAGACGCGCTGGTGAATGCGGTGCGGCAAAGCGCCGCCGTATACGGAAACAACAGTGCGAAAACGGACGAGTGGCGAATCAAGCTGAGCAATGCCACCGCCAAACTGATGACCATGAAAAAAGGCCTCCAAGACACGGACAAGGAGGCGGAGGAGTTTGGGCGGGACAGTAAGCGCGTCGGGAAACAGATCGAGGACGGGATCGGAGACGGCGCGGAGGAAGCCAACAAGAGCGTTAAAGACCTGATTGAAAACCTACAACAGGACATCGGAAGTATCAAGGGGAGCGTAGGCTTTCAGGTGGCCGCCACGGTAACGCAAACCATTTCCAGCGCCGTGCAGGGCATGACGGAATTTGTGGAAAGCAACCGGGACTACCGCCGCGTCATGGAGCAATACGAGATAGCCGCAGAAGCTGGAAAGCACAACAAGGATGCCATGAAAGAGATGCTGTTCAACATGGCGGCGTTCTCGGGCGACTTCGACGGTTCCGTTGAAGCCATGACAAACCTGATGCAAACGGGCCTTACTGCCGACTGGATGGAGAAAGCGACGGATATATTCTCATATGCTTCGATCATGTTTAAGGACACCCTTAAACTTGAGCAGCTGTCCGGCGACTTTCAGGAGTCGGTGGCGACGGGGAAACCTACGGGCGCATTCGCAAATTTTGTGGAAAAAATGGGCGGGAGCGTCGAGGAACTCGAAAAAGTAATGAGCGACGCGGGAACGACGGAGGCCAAGGCCATTGCAGCGCTGACCTACGTAGCCCCGAAAGGATATAAATCCAATCTGGATTCATACAACGAGAAAACGTCGAGCCTACAGGATGCGGCGAAAGCACAGCTGGAGCTGGCGGACGCGTGGGCCGGAGTCTCGGAAAAGCTGGAGCCACTGACGACGACAATGACCGTAGAGATGACGGAGGTCGTGAAACTGCTTGGCGACACCATAGACGACCTAATGCCAGTGCTGGAAGACATCGTGGAAAAAATCGGAGCGGTGGCACGGAAAGCGGTAGGCGTTATCGACGACATTCACGATCTGGGGATCTTTGGGCTATTTGGAACCCACGCGGGCGAATCGGACGAAGAAGCACGGGCGGCGGTAGAGGGCTCTCTGAAAAATCAGCCAAGTAAAGAAACAATGGAAAACTATCTCCCGAACGACTATGAAGCCCAAAAAGCGGCTATAGCGGCCGGGAAAAGTGCCGGAAGCGAATACGCGAAAGCACTCATCGGAGAGGCGGAGGGCGCGCTGCTGGACGACGAGAGCCTACAGAACGCCATTGACCTGCTGACGAGCGGATGGACGCTGGGCGGAGAGGACGAGGCCGCGAACCGGCTGGAACAGCTGGGGCTGACGGACGAACAGAAACAACAGGTCATCGACGAGATGGGAAAACTGGGGATGGACATGAGCGACAGTCTGGACACGTCACTGACCGACGGGATGAATACTGCCGGGGCGAATGCCGCCGTGGCGGGACAGAACGTGGGGATTAGCGCCCAAAACGGGCTGAGTAAGGGATTCGCGGCGGCGTATATTACGACGGTGGACTGGGTCAACCGTATCAACGCGGCGGCGGCCAGTCTCGGGAGCGGGCTGGGGGCCGTGCCCACGTACGGCCTGAGTAACGGCGGATACTTCGGCGGGACGCTGGGGCGAAACCGTCTGAGCGTGACAATCCCGCTGAATATCAACGGGCGCGAGGTGGCGCGGGCCACGGCCAGCGATATCAGCGCCATACAGGGCCAACAGTCGAGCCGCGCGTCTCGGCTGCCGTAAGGAGGGAGCGAGATGAGGTTTAACGGCGTGGACGTGCGGGATATCCATCCACGGATCAGCATCAGTAAGGAGATCCCGCCGGGCTGCCCGGAGCGGACGGTGGAGACCGTCCAAGGCTGGGACGGAGAGACCTTCGCGGCGGTGCGGACAGAACAAGGGGAGTATTTGGCGCGGATCAATATCGCCTGTCGGACGCGGGACGACGCGTGGGAGGCTCGGTCGCGGCTGGCCCGGTGGGCTGCCAGCTCCGGGGACGGCGTGGGAGAGCTGGAACCGACCCATTGGCCGGGGAAGGCCTACGAGGCGGTGCTGGGAAGTATCTCCGCGCCGGAGTTTACGTTCGGCTTTGCGACGGTGGACGTGACATTCATCCTCCCCCGCCCCTATGCCCATGACACCTATATCAGCCGGGCCAGCGGGACGGGCGGCGCGGAAATGGCCGTCAGCGGGGACGGCGTATGCCGCCCCACCATCCGCCAGAACCTCGCGGCGGAAAGTGACGGGCTGGTGTGGAAGCTGGACGGGAAAGCCTTTCTGACGCTGGTGGGGACAATTTCGGCGGAGGCGGTGGTGGAGATGGACACCAAGGCCGGGAGCCTGACCGTGAACGGATCCCATGCAGAGAGCCTGATCGACTATACGGCCAGTCTGTGGCGGCCCGGCTTTACGCCGGGGGTACACAAGATCACCAGCACGGACGGCGGCCAAATGGAAGCGAGTTGGCGGAACGAATGGATGTAGTGTATATCTTCGACGCGGCGCGGCGGGTGCGGAAAGTGCTGCCCGGCGGCGTGAGCGAGCTCGTCCACAAAGAGGCGGACTACGAGCTGGAGGCAGAGGTCACCATGGGCGCGGGCGTGCGCCCGGGGGAATTTCTCGGCTTTAGGTGTGTGGACGGGCGTTTCCGGCTGTTTGAGGTGGACGAGACGGAGGAGGACGACCTGCTGGCCGTGACGCGGATCACCGCCACGGACGCGGCGGCGGCGGAACTGACGGAAAAGGTGATCGAACACGTGGAGCTGACGGACAGCGCCCCGGCGGACGGTGCGGCGGCGCTGCTGGCGGGGACGGCGTGGGAGATCCGGGCCGCCGCTGCCGGGAAGCGGAAAGCCACGCTGACGGTGTACTACCAGACGGCGTGGGAAGCGCTGCGGGACATGGCGACGGCCTGTGCGGTGCGGGTCGTGCCCTATTACGATTTCAGCGGCGGAGCCATCACGGCCCGCTGCATTGACCTACAGGAGATGGAGCCAATTTTCCGGGGCCGTATCTTCGACGGCGCCACCGACGCGGGGAGCGTGTATCTGACCCGGACGGGGAGCCCCTGCACGGTGGCCTACGGCGTGGGGAAAGCCACCGGCGAAGGAAACGACCCTACCCGGCTGACCATTGCGGGCGTGACGTGGAGCAAGGCGGGCGGAGATCCGGCGGACAAACCCTCCGGCCAGACGTGGATCGCCGACGAGGCAGCGCTGGCCAAGTACGGGCGGAAAGAGATGGTCTTCAGCGACCAACAGATCACCGACGCGGCGGAGCTGCTGGAAAAGACGTGGGAGGCGCTGGAAGCCCAGCGGGAGCCCATCATCGGAGGGACGGCCACCGTCCAAGATATGGAGATGCTGCCCGGTCAGAGCCACCGTAAGATCCGGCTCTACGATCTGGTGGCGGTCATCACCCGACAGGGGGAGACCTTTACAAGCCAAGTGGTGGACATCGAGCGCGACTACATCCGCCCGGAAGAGACCAAGATCAAGCTGGGTGCGGAGAAGGACGAGTGGAAAAAGAGCCTGACAAAACAGATCGCCAGCATCAAGAGCGACCTTGCCAAGGCCCGGGGCGGCGCTGGCCGGGCCGGGAACAGTGCCGAGAAGAATAAGGAGCTGATCGTGGAGAACATGGACTTGATCCGACTCCACACCATCGCCATAAACGAACAGGCCAACAAGATCAGCGAGACGGAGATCAAGCTGGAAAAGGCCACGGTGCGGATCACGGCCAACGAAAAGATACTAGCCAGCCAAGGAGACCGCCTGAGCAGCACGGAGATCCTGCTCAACGGCTCGGATACCACCATCGGCCTTGTGGCCAAGGTGGAAGCCAACAGCGAGGCGATCTCGTCCGCCAACATCCGCATAGACGGTCAGGCCGCCGAGATCCAACTGAAAGTCTCCAAAAACGGCGTGATCTCTTCTATTAACCAGACCAGCGAGAGTATCACCATCAGCGCCAACAAGGTCAACCTCAAGGGGTACGTGACGGCCAGCGACCTGAGCGCGGAAGTGGCCAACATCAACAAGTTTTTCGCGGGGACGGCTCAAGCCCAGCGGATGGACATCAACAATCTGACGACACAGACCTTTCAGGCGACCAACGTGTCGCTTATCAACTACGATTGCGGATGGAAAACCAAGACCTTTGTGACAGGCGTATCGTTCCCACGCTACGTGGAGGGAACGATCTACTACAAAGACCAGAGTGGGAACAATGCCCACATGACCGTACTCACCCCCAAAAAGAACTCCAACGGGAGCGTGTCATCCAAAGAAGTTGTGTATCTAGGGAGGGCCATAGACGACTGATGAAAGAGATCATTGAGAACGTCATCCAAGCGCTGAACAAGGTGGACACCCACGGGGAAAACAGTCTCAACTACCTGCTGGCCAGCATCCAGACATTGCGGGAGCTGCTGAAAACCATAACGGAGGCGAGCCAAAATGAAAATCAAAACGAGTAAGGGACACGAATACGAAGCGGCCTATCTGGGCGGGCCAACACAGCTCGGAGACCTCGTGATGCTCCAATACGCGGACGGGCGGCGGCTGCCGGAGATCGCCGCGGAGTTTGACGGGCTGGACTGGTTGGAGCGGATCGACGAGAATCAGGGAAACAAGCACTTCGCGGGCTACTCCCGGCTCAACGGGATCAGCCGAAACGGCGGGAACGTGCTGGTCGAGCTGGCGAAGGAGGGATGACCATGGCGGAGAGCGTTGCGCGGGTAGCACGGTATGAGATCGAGCTGAACGATCCGCTGGTCAACCTCAACGTGCCGGGGCTGCTCGTCCAGAACGACAAGCTGGCGGACACGGTGGTGCTGGCCGTCACCAAGGGCGGACAGGCGGCGACCCTGACCGGGGCGACGGCATTCGGCGAGTTCGAACGCCCTGTGGACGGGGCGAAGATCCGCTGCGCCGGGACAGTCAGCGGCGGGACGATCACCATCCCCCTGTTGGATCAGTGCTACAAGTACGCCGGGAGCTTCGTCCTCATCATCCGCTGTAACGACGGGAGCCGGGAGCGGAGCCTGATGCGGCTGTCCGGCTATGTCGAGCGGGGCGGCGACGGCGTTATCATCGACCCAAGCGGCTCCATCCCAAGCTACGGCGATCTGGAACAGGCCATCGCCAACTGTAACGCCGCGGCGGCTGCGGCCACGGCGGCGAAAAATGAACTCCTACAGGCCAAGGCGGACGGCGAGTTCACCGGCCCTCAAGGGCCTCAAGGCCCCACCGGCCCACAGGGAGCGACCGGCCCACAGGGAGCGACGGGCGCGACCCCAAACCTCACCATGGGGACGGTGACCACCGGCGCGCCGGGGACACAGGCCAGCGCCAGCTTCAGCGGGACGGCGGAGGAGCCGGTGCTGAATCTGGTGATTCCACGGGGCGACACGGGCGCGGTGGACGGTGTGGACTACTACGAGGGTACGCCGGAGGCGCTGGGGACAGCGTCGCCCGGTACGGCCAACGGGCTGTCGCGCGGTAACCACGTCCACCCAATGCCGACGGCGGATCAGATCCCGGTCGCGTCCGGGGAGAGTCAGACAGTGGGAGCCAGCCTGACAATCATCAAAGATACCGTGGCCGCCAAGGTAGCCACGGTGAATGGAAAAAGCCCGGAGAACGGCGTGGTCACGTTGGGCGCGGCGGATATCGCCGCCGAAGACGGGAAAACGGTACAGGCCAAGCTGGCGGCGCTGGAGGCGCGGCCACAGGGCGGAGCCACCGAACATACCGCCACCCTGACGGCGGTGGGCTGGACGGGCGACAGCGCCCCCTACACCCAGACCGTGACCGTGACGGGGCTGGCGGCGGACGCTCACCTGATCGTGGGCCTCGCGCCGGCGGTGACGGCGGAGGAGATGGAAGCGGCTGCTGCCGCTATGCTGCTAGCCACGGGTCAGGCGGCGGGAAGTATCACCATCAGCGCCTTTGGCGACAAGCCGGAGGCGGCGCTGCCGATCCTCATCATGGAGGTGGGCTGACATGGGCATTATCAGCTATTTCCCCGGCGGGAGTGCGGGCGGCGGAACGGGGCTGCCGGAGTACACGTACACAGGTAACGCCTCCTTGATCGACGACGGGGACGGAAACTGGCGGATCAAGTTTCTGACAAGCGGCGTATTGACCTTTACCAAGCTAGGGAGCGCTAAGGGCGGCCTTGACGTGTTCCTCGTTGGTGGCGGCTGCGCAGGCGGAAGCGGCAACTGGGACGCGAACAACGGCTACGGCAAGGCGGGCAGCGGTGGTTACACCAAAACCCAGAAGGGCGTTCAGGCGGCTGTGAACACGGCCTACAACATCGTGATCGGCGCGGGCGGGCAAAGCGCCTTTGCGTCTGGCGGAAGCACCAGCGCCCTTGGCGTGACAGCGAACGGCGGTACGAAGCTGGGAGGCGGCAGCGGCGGCGGCGCTTATGGCAATAATCAGGTGAACAACGGCGGCTCCAATGGCGGCAACGGAGACCCGCAGGACGCCGCCAACATCGGCATTGACAGTTGGGGTTCCCCCGGTAAGGGACAGGGGACGACCACGCGGGAGTTCGGCGAGAGCACCGGCACCCTCTACGCGGGCGGCGGTGGAGCTGGCGGAAACGGCTCCGCACAGGCCAAGGGCGGCAGCGGTGGCGGCGGCAACGGAGCGTGGAACGGAAACCAGCCCACCAGCGGCGCGGCCAACACCGGCGGCGGTGGGGGCGGAATGTACTACGGCCTTACCACCCTCGGCAAGGGCGGAAGTGGAATTGTCGTGATTCGCAACCACAGATAAGGAGCGAAAAGCATGAACGAAATGAATTATGCCGTGGTGGAAAACGGAACGGTGACGAACATCATCTGGCTGTATCCCGGCAATGCATCGGACTTCCCGGTGGCTGTGCCCTGTGGGGACTTGCCCGTGGCCATCGGGGACACCTACGACGGCGAACACTTCTACCGGGCCGGGGAGCGCGTGCTGACAGCCCTTGAACAGGCCCAGAAGGACGCGGAGGACATGCAGGCGGCGCTCGAGCTACTGGGCGTCAACAGCGAAACGGAGGAAGCAGAATAATGCAGGAACGTGCAAAACAGATCGTGGTGGACTACTTTAACTCTCACCTGGAAAAAACGGACGGAAAGCAAATCGGCCTTGAAGATGTGCATGTAGTGTGGTTTTGCAAAACGTTACAAAATTGGAAAGCTCTGCTGAGTACCAACGTCCGCGACGGGGTATATTACGAAATCACCCACAACGGAGACAAAAACGAGACCTACGTGGACGTATACAAGAAGTGGGAGAACTACGCCGTAAGGGAGGACTGACCATGGGCAAATACTACGACGCGGCGCTGGTACTGCGGGGGATCATGGACAAGGCCGGGGCCATGCTGACGGACGAACAGGCCTTGAAGGTGACCGCCCTGTATCCACTGTGGGACGCTGCGAAGACCTACGCCGTGGGCGACCGCGTGCGGTACGCTGGCAATCTGTACCGCTGCTTGCAGCCTCACACGGCGCAGGAAACGTGGAATCCTGCCGATGCTCCTTCCCTATGGGCCAAGGTGCTGACCAGCGAGACCGGCGAAATCCTGCCATGGGTACAGCCGGACAGCACCAACCCATACGCCAAGGGCGACAAGGTGACGCACAACGGCAAGACGTGGGAAAGCCTTGTGGACAATAACGTTTGGGAGCCGGGTGCAGTCGGAACGGAAAGTCTGTGGAAGGAAGTGGCGGCATGATCGGCTTTGTGGTCGGATTTGTGGTCGGCGGGATCGTCGGCTTTGTGGTGGCCGCGCTGCTGGCGGCGGGAAGGAGCGAGCTATGACCGGCGAGAGAGCCGCTGCCTTCGCCCGGTCGAAGATCGGACAGGGGTATATCTACGGGGCCAGAGGACAGACGTGTTCAGCGGCCTTCCGGCGGCAGCAGGCCCATCAGTATCCAGATCAGGCCCAGAATATCCTCGTCACCGGGGCCAAGTGGGACGGGCGGCCCGTGTGGGACTGCGCCCAGCTGACCCGCTTTGCCGCCAAGGCGGCGGGGGTGGAGCTGCCCAGCGGGGCCACCAGCCAGTGGCGCAAGGCCCCGTGGAAGCGCAAGGGCACCATAGACACCCTGCCGGAGGGCGAAGTGGTGTACCTGTACCGCCAGAAAGGCTCCATCATGCAGCATACCGGCCTTGCGCTGGGGGACGGCACCTGCGTCCATGCCCGGGGCACGGCCTACGGCGTGGTGCATCAGCCGGTCAGGGATTACCCGTGGACGCACTGGGCCAGCCCGTGGGAGGCGGAGAGCGCTCCCCTGCCGGTGGAACCCATCGACCACATGACGGAGGCCACCGTGTACGCGGAAAACGGTCTGCCGGTGAAGCTGAGGAATAAGCCCAGTCAGGGCGAGAACCTGTACTGGCACGTGCGGAGCGACACGCCCGCCACCATCCGCCAGCCGGGCGAAGAATGGTCACAGATCACGGCGCTATGCACCGACGGAATCCGCCGCACCGGCTGGATGATGTCGCGATTTTTGGTACAAGAATGAAACTTTGTGCCATTAAATCACGAAAATGCGAAACTTTGTACCGTTAAATCAAAAAAATGTGGAATTTATTGCCGGAAAGGGGGTGAAAACGAAATGACTACCAGCGAAATCATCTCCTTTGCGGCCATGATCGTCGCCCTGCTGATGCTGATCCTCACAGGCCGCCGGGACACGAGGGGCGGAGCGTCCGAGCAGGGCGAGGTCAAGAGCACCCTCAGGGGTATCGCTAACGGAGTGGACGACATCCGCGTGGAGCAGCGGGCCATGCGGAACGATATCGTCAACCTCTCCGTCCGGGTGGGGAAGGTGGAAGAAAGCGCGAAATCCGCCCACCACAGGATCGACGCGCACGAAACAAGGCTGAACAAGTTGGAAAGCGAGGAACAGAAAAAATGAGGAAGATCATGGTGTGGATGCTGGCACTGGTGCTCCTGCTCACGCCCGTCTGGGCGCTGGCGGAGGAAAGCATCCTGAAACAGGTGGACTGGACGCAGGTGGTCGTCTCCATCATCGGCGCACTGGCGGCGGCTATGTCCGCCCTGCTGGCGAGAGTATGGACGCGCTACGTGCGCCCGTGGCTGGAAAAGCGGGATATGATCGACGCGGCGAAGATCGCCGTGGAAGCCGCGGAAGCCATGCTGGGCCGGTATCTTGGGGAAGACAAATGGGCATATGCGTTGAACAGAATGAAAGATATGGGATTTAACATCGAATCGGAGGTCGTGCTGGACGCGCTGAAAGCCGCATGGAAACAGCTCGATTTGAAGCAGCTCGCCTCTGGGGAGAAGACGAAACCGCCTGAAGAATCCTCCGCTGCCGATCCTGCCGAGGCTGCGGAGGGCTAACCCATGGAGCACGGGCGGCAGGATTACGAGAGGGTCATTGATCTGTGGGTGCGCTCAGAGCGTGACCGCAGGGCGCTGAAACGTAAATACCTCGACGGCATCTGCTACGAGCAGATCGCCGACGAGCTCGGAATCAGCCCTAGAACCGTGCAGAACATCGTCAACAGGTGGCGGGGAACAGTAGAGCGCCACCTATAAAAACAAACGCCGGGGATTATTCCCCGGCGTTTTTTTGCTGCATTAAATCGTCCATCTGACACCCAAGCGTCTGCGCCATCAGGCTCAGCGCGTGGGAGGAAGGAGAACAAAACCCGTGCTCCCATCGGGAGATCGCCAGCGGCTTGCATCCGACTGCTTCCGCCAGCTGGGCTTGGGTCAGCCCGGCGGCGATACGGGCGGCGGCGATGGGACTTTGTGCGCCACGGGCGCGGGGACTAGTTCTGGCCATGGGATTCCTCCTTTTTTTGCTTTGCGCGGCGATTGCGGTAGTAGAGCCTGTTGTATGCATTATCATATAGACCGGCACAAACATCGAGCCACTGCCCGCTGCTCATTGCCGATAATAGGGCGGATGGGTCAACGTTGGGGAGTACCGTCCAGCCGCGGAAGGCTTGAGCCGTAGAGAGCGCGCTGGCGGCAGAATTGACGTTGGGAAACTCCTCCGGGTGCTCCCGGAGAAACTGTCGAACGTTGGTGACCTCGTAAATATGGCCGTCCGGCGAGCGGAGGCGGAAGAACTTGCGGATCCTTGAGGGGGTCGGGTAGTCCACATGGCCGTCCAACGTCTCCCGGGAAACCACCTGCCACCCGGCAGTGCCGCCGTTTTTATAAAGGAGTAGGATCGCGGTCTTGGGCTTGGGAAAATAACCCGGATGATCGTCCATAAACGCCTGAAGGTTGTCCGTCTTGTAGTACTCGCCTTTTGGGGAGCGGAGCACCCAACGCCTGTATTGAGGTTTAGCCTTGGCGGGATCATTTTTTCGCTCCGCTTCCGCTTTCCGCCGACATTCCATCGAGCAATAAAGGCGCTGGTGTTTATTGAGCTCACAGCCGCATACCTCACATACACGGACGCGGCTTTCGACGGCTTTTTTGTAGACTTCCGCCCGGATGGGTCTGCGCCTTTCGTTGATCGCGTCTTTGTTCTGTTTATAGCGCCGGAGAGCGTCCTTTTTCCAGATCTCCTTAGCACAGGCGGGACAGTAACGCTGGAGGCCGCCCTCCACGATATACTCCGCGCCACAGCGCTCACAGCGCGACACGCTGCCGATCTGCCGCGCGTGCCCTGCCTTTTTGCGTTGATAATGCTCCGCATTATGTTTGCGGTCAGCTTCCGCCTGACACTCCGGGCAGCGGTAGGAGCGCGGGTAGCCGTAAAAGGTGGAGCCACAGTCGGCGCATACTTTCGGCTTCGGCTGCTGGTGGTTGCCGGGAAGCTTCCCCAGCTGGGCCCGTGCGGCCTTCTCACGCTGGCCCAGCGCGACCTGCCGACACTGCGGCGAACAGTAAAAGCGGTGGCGGCCGGTGAGTTCCCGGCCACACACCTCACACACTTTCATCAGATCCTCGAGCCTTCCCGGACGATGATCTCATCCTGACAATAATCATCATCCGTGGTACACACGGCGATGCGGACTTCCAGCCCGTCGTTCTCGGCCTTTTTTGCTTCCTGCCGGGCCATGCGGAGCGCCTCGCGCTTCACGGTGCTGCCGTTATCGGAGGCGTAGTTGCTGCCGACCTGTACCGCGTACCAATTCCTGCTCATCGTTGTATCTCCTATCGCCCGGCGGCTTGTTCCGCCCGCGGCTCCTTATTGATTACGATATTATTATATATCAAAAATGATAAATAGTCAAGGAGAAAATCGAAATTTCTTAAACTTTTTTTGAATCGAGGAGCCGGTTGATCTCCGACAGCCGCTCATATAACCTGCGTTTTTCCGCCACCAGCGCCGCCCGGTCGAGTTTCTGGAGATCATTCGCGGGCTCCGGATCCTGCCGGGACTCCTGGGGTTGCTCCGGCGACTGCTCACGCCGGTAGGTGATCTTGTACTCGTCAGCGTTGCTGCGGATGAGCCGCTGGGCCTTTTTGAGGGGGACGCGGTACAGCTCCACAACGCATCCAGCCGGGATGATGGTCATCCAGTTCATGTGGCTGCCACCGCTCCGGGGCTGACCACAGGTAAAGGCCACGCCGGGGCCGATCATCGCACCGCTGTCGCGCCCTGTGGCTTTGGCTATCGTCAGGCCGCTAAGGGAGATCGCTCCCCGAACGGCGGAGACGTTGTGGAGGTATTCCACGACCACTGTCGCCGTTTCTTCCGCCGGGGCCACGTCCGTCTCGCCGTAGATATCCATCAGGAGCTTTCGCGCCGCCGGAAGCGCCTCCGACGGGATCACCCAGCGCCGGGAACCCGAGTCCCACCTGCCGCCCATGAGGCGGATCCGGCGGACGAACACGGAGCTGTAGGGGGTGGTGATGTAGGCCTTGCCGTCTATGGTCTCAATGGAGATCGCGCTCATGCTCAATGCCGTTCCTGCCGGATCTCGCCGGTCTCGTCGATGACCAGCGTATAGCCGCGCTTGCCGTCGTGGTAGTCCTGCTTCCATCGGCCGTCGTAGTAGGGCGCGCCGTCAAAAACGATCTCGTCCGCCTCCTCCATGGTGACGTTGCAGTACAGCCAGTCGTCTACCAGCTCGACCATATCCTCGGCGGTGGTGATCTCCTGCTCGTAGGTTTCCATTGTATTTCTCCTTCTGCCGGGCTTTGCCCCGCCCGGCGGGGGCGTTGATCGTCTTAGTCGTTGACCCATCCCCAGCGGTCGAACCACTTTTTGGGGGCCTCCACGTAGTAGCTGTACTCGCCAGCGGCGTAGATGCGCTCCACCTGTACGTCGTCGGGCTCACACACATCCGCCAGCGCGTCCAGCTCGGGGATCAGGGTCTCGGTGGTCACGTGTACGCCGTGGCCTTCGTCCGTGATGGGGTTCCGGCTGATCTCCATACCGTACTTTTTGGCGATCTCTTTCAGTTCGTTAATGCTCATTGTCCTATCTCCCATGCCCGGCGGCTTATCCCGCCCGCGGCCCTTCCTTGATTACGTACTTATTATATATCAAAAATGATAAATAGTCAAGGAAAAATTCAAAATTTCTGAAAGTTTTTTGAGTTCTCTTTCCCCGTACCCCGTCAATTCTCGGGGTACGGGCTGTCCATCTGGAGGGGCTCGTCCGGGTGATAGCTGCGCCACGAGTCGTAGATATCCAGCGCGCCGATCCTCATCCCGCCGATCATCACCGCGCCCATATCGCCGATCAGGGCCTCACAGATGGCCGTGGCCTGTTCCACGGTCAAGCTGTCGAAAAATATCCGCCGGGCTTCCCGCTCCATCACGTAGAGCGCGTCGGCCACCAGATACTCCCACTCGTCGGGGCCGTCGTCCACCCGCTGGCCCGCCGTAAAGATGTTAAAGGATTCGCCGTCGTCCCAGATCTTGGCGATCCGGGGAAGGTATTCCTTCACCCGCTCGTCGTTGAGGGTGTAGACGTAGAGTTCTCCGTTCCGGGCCTTGATGGATTCCACCAGTTTTTCCAAAGTCGTCATAATCTTTCCTCCTTGCGTGTTATCGGTCTAAGAGTTTCTGCTGATAGTCGCTTTCGGCGACATTGATCTTGAGTGCGGTCATCACGCTGCCGACCCGGCTCTGCATGGTCGCGTCGGCCCGGACGAGCTGGAAACAGTCGATGATATCACCGGCGTAGGGGGCGTTCACAAGCGCCTCCCGGACGCGGGTCAGCTTGGCGATCAGCGCGTCCACCTTTTCAGCGGGGACGACCTTCCGGGACTCTTTGTCGGAGTAGTCGATCATGTAGTCGATGGTCTCCAAGGTGGTCTTCTGGATCTCTTCCGCCCACTTGATCTGCTTCTCAGTGCCTCGCATCGTCCTATCTCCCATGCCCGGCGGCTTATCCCGCCCGCGGCCCTTCCTTGATTACGGTATTATTATATATCATAAATGATAAATAGTCAAGAGGAAATTTCAATTTTTGCCTGTTTTTTTCTGGATTTTTGTACCAAAAATGCTGAAAATTTGCCCCTTCCTTTCATGGCGCTCTCTCCCCTTCTGTGGGAAGATATCCCCAGAAGGGAGCGTGAAAACATGGCGAATTTCCCACCCTACCAAATGCCACAGACATACCAGCCGCCCATGTATCAGGCGGCGTATCAACAGACCGCCTATCAGCCAGCCCAACAGGCCCAGAGCGGCCTCAGCGGGCGCATGGTCACCAGCCGGGAGGAGGCGCTGGGCGTGCCGGTGGATTTCATGGGCGGATTGATGATCTTCCCGGACGTGAGCCACGGCGCGATCTACACCAAGCTGTTTAACAGCCAGACGGGCCAGACCGATTTTGCGGAGTACCGACGGGTCGCCCGGCCCGAGCCCAAAACAGAGGCCCCGGAGGCCTACGCGCTGGAAAGCGACGTACAGGCCCTGCGGGATCAGGTGGCGGAGCTGACGGGCCAGATCGACGCACTCAAGACGCGTCGCCGCGCACAGAAGGAGGCGGCGGCGGATGAATAACCCCCTCATGATGCTTTTGCAGGCCGCACAGGGCGGCGGCGATCCCATCCAGATCCTCAGCCAGCTGGCCGGGAATGACCCCATGATGGCTCAAGCCCTCAAAATGGTACAGGGTAAGACTCCCGACCAGCTGCGCCGGATGGCGGAGAACATGGCCCGGGAGCGGGGAACAAGCCCGGAGGCGATCCTCCGGGGGCTGGGTATCAGATCATGAAGCACCCGCGGGAGCGCGCGGCCCGCGCTGCGAATATAAGATAAGGAGCGATAACACTATGGCGGATAATGATTTTTCCAGCGGCTACGCGGTAGGCGTAAGCGAGGGCCGAAACAACTCCAACGGGATGTTCGGCGATGGAAACTGGCTTTGGATCATCGTGGTCTTTGCCCTGCTGTTCGGCTGGGGTAACGGCGGCTTCGGCGGTAACCGGGGCGGACAGGGCTCGGCGGTGGACGGCTACGTCCTCACCAGCGACTTTGCCAACATCGAGCGTAAGATCGACGGAGTCAATAACGGACTCTGCGACGGCCTGTATGCTCAGGCCCAGCTGGTAAACGGTGTTCAGCAGAGCATGGCCAACGGCTTTGCTCAGGCGGAGCTTTCCCGTTCCAACCAGCAGGCGGCCCTCATGCACCAGCTCTACACCATGGGCGCGGCCAATCAGCAGTGCTGCTGCGAGACCCAGCGCCAGATGGAGCGGGGCTTTGCGGACGTGAACTACAACATGGCCACTCAGGCGTGCGATACCCGTAACACCGTCCAGACGGCGGCGCGCGACATCATCGACGCGCAGAACGCCGGTACCCGCGCCGTGCTTGATTTCCTGACGCAGGACAAGCTGGCGACCCTGCAGGCCGAGAACCAGTCTCTCAAGCTGGCGGCCAGTCAGGCCACCCAGAACAACTATCTGGCGGGCGTGATGAGTCAGGAGACCAATCGGATCATCGACCGGGTGGCCCCCTACCCCGTCCCTGCCTATCAGGTAGCCAATCCTCTGGCCGGTTGCGGCTGTAACTCGGGCTATAACGGCTGCGGCTGCTGCTGATCCCCGTAAGGGTGACAATTCGGGGCGGGAGTCATCCCGCCCCTGAGAAAGGAATGAACATCATGGCCTGTAAAACTGTTTGTCGGCTCTGCGACCGGCTGGTGATCTCTCAGGCGGTCACCTTCGCGGGCGGAAACCTGATTATCAACCTCCCGGCGGGGAACTATCAAAACGGCCAGAAGTACTGCATCGTCGTGGCTCAGTCCATCCCGGATACCGCCACCATCAACGCGCCCGTGGTCGTCACCATCGGCACGGGGACGGCCCAGTACCCGCTGACCAAGGGTAACTGCGCACAGGTCACGGCCTGCGGCATCCGCACGCGCACCAAGTACTCCGCCGTCGTCGTCACCACGGCCACCGGCGGGACGTTCCGCTTGCTGGGCCGCCCGGCTTGCGCGCCGAACAACGCCCTTGAGTCCATCAATGGGACGGATCCCGCCACTGAGGCAGGAGGTGGCACGACGTGAATGGTATCACCATGAGGATGCTCACCCGCCCCCGCGAGGAGGAACGCCGCCCGGAGGAGACTCGCAGACGGCGGGAGCGCGACTGGCCGGAAGAGCGGCGCACGGAGGCCTACGGCTACCCGATGGAGCGCCGCATGACGGCGGATCCCTATCGGCATCAGTCGGACTACACGGAGCCGCCACGGGCGGGTCTCTATGACGGAGGCCGCCTCGGATTCGGAGCCGCCCACTACGACGGCGGCATGACCCGCGCGGACGATCACAAGCCAACGGCTATCAAGGCCACCGGCACGGTCTGGATGGACTCCCCCACAGCGGAGGAGGAAGAAACCGGCGAGATCGACCAAGAGTCGGCCATGCGCTGGGTGCAGAGCATGGAGGGGACGGATCCCAACCATCCCCGCGGCGGGAAGTGGTCACCCGAAGCGCTGAAACCTCTGGCGCAAAAGGAGGGCTTCCCCACCGACGGCCCGGAGTTCTGGGCCTTCTACGCGGTGGCCAACGCCATGTACAGCGATTACGCCGCCACGGCCAAGCGCTACGGCATCCATAGCCCGGACTTCTACGCCGACATGGCCGCCGACTTCATCCGCGACGCGGACGCACAGCCGGACAAGGTCGAGCGCTATCTGCGCTATATCGTCCGCAAATAACAAGACCCCCTGCCACATCGGCAGGGGGAATTTTTACGCCGCCAGTTGAAATATCGCGCATCCATGATATAATAGGAAAGTCATGCAAGACTCCGTTGCTCTGGTGCAAAGGTTCGGATTATGCCGGGCTTGGTGTACCA